CTTCTTCGCTGAAATATTCGTGCATGAAGTAAAGCAGATCGTGCTCGGCGCGATGAATCCGTTTGAGGCGCTTCAGTTCGGCTGCATCGGCGAGTAGTGTTTCGACGTGTGCGTCTGTTGCTTTGCCGGCCTGGTAGAGCGCCTGAAGCTTTCGCGCCCTATTTGCGACCAGCTCAATACGTTCAGCCCGCGCCGGACGGGCGAGCCATTTGTCGTTTAACCATGCGATAAGACATCGCCCTCCTTTGCGTGTTAGTCGTCGAGTAGTTTGTCGAGGTTTTCAAGGTCGCGCTGAATATCATCGGCAGTTCGTCGTTGCGAGTTGTCGACGTTTTCGACCACGGACTTTTCCGTCAATAGGCCGAACCGGCGCATAAACAAGTCAATGGCTTTCACCGAAGGCTGCTCGCCCTCAATGAGCTTCAGCAGTTGGCCGTATACTTTCGAACGTTTATCGCTTAGAAAATCGTCACTTATTTCGTTTTTATATGCGATAAAGTTCCGATTCTTCGTACGCCACGACCACAGCGTCTTATAGGTGACGCCAATTTCTGTCGCGATTTCTTCGTAGGTCAGCTTCGACTCGTCCTTGTTCGGCTTGAGATCGTTCTCGACGAGCATATAGGCGCTTTGCGTTGTTGTTCCGTTAGTGCCGCTTCGAGTTGCATCAGTTTGTCGCTCATGTTTCCGTCCTCCTTTCCGTGTGATATAGTGGGTATAGCGCTAAGGGCTGCCGGCATGAAACCGTTAGGCATTCGATTCCATTGCCGCCACTCCTTGACGCTAGACCCCTGCGTCAATCTGTAACGTAGGTGTAAAACGGTTCTTTGTCCGCGTCAGTATCGAGTAATAGTTCGAGTTCAATGTTGCGGTAGTAACCTTCGCCAATTATCCGAGCATCGTCCGTCGACTTAAACGCTTCTCGCGCCAACTCGAGCGCTTCTTCTTCGTCGTTAGCGTAAACGTTACACCTAACGTATGAGTAACCCATAAATCCGTTTGTGGCTTCGTAGTATTTCATCCGTCTAACCTCCCGAGTTTGAAAAAGTTGCGAGAAAATTTCGCTCACCAGGTGACGGCGAACGGGCGTTCCCCTCCCCCGGGGCATTTCGTTCGGGTTCGAGGCTTTGGCGTTTTATGCATCGGATTCGGTTTCGTTGTCCTTTTTCGCTTTCATAAACGTTGATTTAACGCCAATGTATAAACGAGTGCATACGAACAACAATGCGGTTATGCACAACGCAGTCATACCAACGGTTGAGAGGGCGTCTAGTTTACGTAATGTTGATTGTCGGAAGTTACCTACGTATATTCATGCGAGTATATACAGTGGCGATCGTCAGCACCCCGTGAGTTTGGCGAGGTGTTGTCCGTCGGGAGCCGTGCGCTGATTACAGACGCCACGCCTGACGGTCACCCTATCGCTTCACCCTGCGATAAATCCCTCGCTGCTTACGCCCTATTACCGTACCCCTATCGCCACACACCGCGTCTCTTCTTATATGTATATCAGCGTATGGGGTGGGCGTAATGTTGGGCGGTGAGCACTCGCCTGTGTAGCGCTGGTAATGTACCTTACGTAACCTTACGTCCTCATAACGTATATCCACAAAACACCGTAAAAGTTCGTACTATCTACGCAGGTAAACCGCCTTACCATAACGGCTAAGACGGCTGTATGCGTACTATAGGTATTTTTCGCAGATGGTGGAGCGTTAGCGACACAGGCTTTGTTCACAAAGACTAAGAAATAACCCGTAAACTCAACGTACGAAAAACGGAGCATTCACGAGCATTCATGCGATTTACCCGTTAAATCAGCCGAATTTGGAAGGTCGCGAATTTACCGATGAAACCCCCAAAACGACCGCGAATTTACCGATGTTCTTCAACGCCCGCTAAACCCCTTGCGAAATATCTCCCGCAGCGTCGCGTCAGGCTGACCGTTCTTGCGATAAAAGATAAACGGATTCAGCTTATAAAAGCGCTCCTTTCCGCTTCTGATCTCCGCAAATACATACTCGTCGCCAAGCTTCATGTTCCGCAGGTACGAATAGACCGTCTTCTCACTAACGCCTGTCAACGTAGCAATGTCCGCCTTTGACAATTGGCGTATTCGGCCGACTTCTCTTTCGTATGGGTTGGCGCAAAGTGTGTTCGTTTCGTAGTGGACGTATTGCAGTAGCTTGTATACGAAGCCGAGCTTGTTCGCATTCCTGCCGGTATACAGATCACGAACCTTTGCGGTGAATGAGCGAATAGTGTTGACGTTGCCCATCGACCCTTTAAAGTGATACGCACTGTTGACGCAGTAATGGTCGGCCTCATCGCGGATAAGAATGCTGTTATTCACCATGTCACCGAAAAACTCGTTAAATGCCGTCTTCTTCAGCCCAACAACCGTTTGAATGTCGCGCTTGGTCATTGGCGTCTTTTCCTTCGTCGGATTAACGAGCCTGCCGTCGTCATACGAAATAAAGCATTGAAGGTATAGCAGGTAGCCGCAGTGCTTGTCTTTGATCGCGCCAATCACCTCCGGAATGTTATCCATATCCGTAAAGGTAAAATCGTGCTCGCGGCCTTCCTTGCGCCTTTTAAATGCTTCGTCCTGGTTGCGATGCCTTAACGTGTATGCCTGCGACATATCCTCGCCTGTACTTAAATCTACGACTCTCAGTTTCCTTGCGTTGCCCATTCAGATTCCTCCTTCGATAATTAAAAAGAGGACTGCGCCAAAACAGTCCCCTCACTTATATAGGTATCTACGGACCTAAAAGTTCGTATTTGCGATGATATTACTTGTAACGACCGGTTGCACCTTCGTAAATTCGGTGTAAACTCGTTGTCTTTCTTTGTTCTTCGTTTTAGCTTTCTTATCAATCAAATAGTCCTCGCGCCTTGATCTCATGCGTTTAACTGGCGGTTTATGGTTAGCGCCATCGACGCCCTGCTCATCGGCTAATTTAAACGAAGCCTCAGACCGGTAGCGCTCATCGAGTTGACTATCGCTGAAGAACGGATACTCATTATTGCGGACTTTCATGCGGTCGGTGTCCGTCAACTCTTCGTGCAGGATCAAATCCGCCAGTCGTTCGAGCTGCTTAGCGTCGGGCATTTTACCGGTCCGTGCGAACCACTCCTCTGTCGCCCTGTCGATTTCGGCGATACGAGCCTCGCGTGGAAGCTCGCCTGCCTTAGTCTTGCGTCTAATATCGTCAATTACGTCGTTAAAATCATTCGTCATTGCCGTCCGTCCCTTCGCTTTTAGTTTCTTTTTTTTAAAATACACACTCGCACGGACTGTCCGGTTCATCGTCGTCCCCTCTATTACTAGCGCCGGCTTCTAATACTTGCTTACGGTACTCTTCTAGCGAAAACGGAACCTTTCGTTTCTTGGGCTTTCCTTTCGCGTCCAATTCGCCCGTTTCTTCCGATTGACTGAGGATTGTATATCGACGTCCATTTTTAGCGAGCTGTGCTTCGTTTATGTCGCGCTCGATTTCCTCGATTTCAGCGTATTTGTGCGGCCATACACGGTGCAAAAGCTCATAATGTTTTTTACCGGCCTTGACGCAAATCCCGCCGCAGTTGGCGTGTGCAAAGCCCAACGCATACATACGAGGTAGCTCAACGCCCCACTCTTCGACGATCTCGCGTTTAGGTACTGCGTCGCATTTGACGAAGTTTTGGCGCTCTAAGCATTCGAACACCAGCTCATTCCTCATTCGCGGCATGTTGCCTTCGTTCAAGTAGTCGGTGCCGTAAAGTAGTTGTTCGCCGTTCACCGGTTGGCCATCTATTTCGCCGATTAAAGGGAAGCGCACCTCTATACCGTCCTCGAATACGTCGACGTTGTGCTTGTAGTTATATGCGATGCGTGGAGCGCGTCTTACTTCGCTGAAGTCGATGCCGAAGTATAAAACCGGCTTTACGCCTTTGCCGAGTAGCTCCTGGACGTACTCGAACGTCTGATTCATTTTTAGCTGCTTCGAACATGGCGCCGTGCCAAAGTTGCCGAAATACAAGTCCTTGCGAAAAATATCCTCGGGCGTGCGTCCGTCGGCTACGTGAGTGATTCCAACGCCAATGTGAAAGGCGCAATCTTTCATAAACCGGTAGTTGTCTTCGTCCTCCCATTTCGTGTCCGTGTGCAACAGGATCGTATTTTCCCAGCCATACTTGTCAGCGACATACTTACCGACCCAAGCCGATCCAGCACCTCCGGAATACATTACAACGTGTTTCGTTCGGTAAGTTAATTTGTTATTCATTTAATCGCCATCCTTTGCGCTTCTAATTTCGCTTGTTACGCTATAACCTTCGCCATGACTCGCCCAATAGTAGTAAACGTCTGCAATCGCCTCGCATGCCCGATCCAGGAGCTCGCTAACGGTGTTCTTCGCTAGTCCGCCCAACCGCTTGCCTGCCTCCACCTGCGTCAAATCCTCGTAGTATACTAGCGCCAACGCCTGCGCCTGCCTTTCGGTCAACCCCGCCAGCCTGATAGCCTCGGCCAAGTCGGCCAGCACGACCACCGCGTCATAGTCGCCGAGGAATTGGCGTGCCTGGAACGCATGGTAGTCGGCGAGTAGTAACTTGACACCCGCTGCGGTTGATAGGGCGTAAGCTCCGTCGAATTGGCGCTCGATTTTCGTTGTGTCGCGTTTAACTGTTCCGATGATAATCGCCTTCCTTTCGGTTTACATTTCGTCCCACTTGCGTTTGCTTACGAGTCGCAAATCTCGTATAATAGAGATAAAATAACCGCCAGCATTTTCGCTGGCTTAACGGAGGTTGTCGTGCCTATGGCTAATGAAATGTCGCATCAACAAAACCCCGGCAAAATCACGCTCACCCCGCTTACCGTCGACGACCTTGGAGCCCGTCGTGGCGTTCGTTCCGTCACGCTCGACAAGCAAGGCCGCCTGTGCCTGTCGCGAACCCTGCGTCGTGACCTCGGCATTGTCGATCGTTCCGAGCATATTTACGTCAGCGTCGACTTAGCTCAGCGCGTCATTGGCGTCGTCAAGTCCGACGTGGTGACCAACGTCGTGGGCGCCGGCCAGCTCAAGGTGAGCAAACGTGGCTATGCGACGGGCCGTGCGTTGCTGCGTAAGTTTGGGCTGACGGAAGCAGGCGGGCCATATCGGTTTGATTACGTCGGCAAGCTCGACTCAGGTGGCGCGGATTGGTTTGCGTTTCGCCTAACGGCTCAATAGGGCGCCTGCGTATACGTAAGTTGTGGCGATAGACTCTTCCGAATTGCCGTCCGGGAGGTCTACCGCCATTTTTATTTTCAAACGATTGCCTATTTCGCTGAATTCGTAGTTACTGCTTCGCCGTGATCCCACCCGCGATACTTACGTGTACAGGCTGTTTTGTAATTTACGTTGTATTCACGGCACCAATCTTTAGCGTGTTTAGTTACTCCGTCAATAGTTATATGCCAAGCGTAATCTCGATTTCTACTCTGCTCAGTAGCATCTGCCCATCGACAATTATCCGGCGTATAACCTTTGCTGTTCTCAATCCGATCTATAGATAAATCATCTCTATACCCATTAGCTAATGACCAATCCCTAAAAGCTTCATAACTATTAACCCATTTACTACACATCGTAATACCTTTTGCCCCGTAATGTTTATAAGAGCTCACGTCTCTGTTATAGCAACGAGATTTAATATTCGTCCACGTACGGTACATCCTACTAAACCTTTCTCCATGAGTTTTTGATCGTTTAGATGTCAGTTCTCTAGCCAAACATCCGCAACTTGTTGTCTTTCCCTGTCGGAGATTCCCTATGAAGAAATTCTTAACCGTTCCGCAACTACACTCACATTTATACGTTGCAGAACCAGGTCGTGAAGAAACGAACTCGAGAACGGTAAGCTCTCCATACACTTTTCCGATATTTTTCTCGCGATTATACGCCATTTCTTTCAATCCTTTCGATTGCAAAGCGTACGTATCGCTCGGCTTTCTTAAGGTCCTCCAAACCACCGTCATCGTGCTTATACGGAGCCCTTGCGAGATACTTCAACGCATTGCCGACGTTGTAAGCAACGAAGCCGTCCGAGTAGCCTGCCGTGATTTCTTCGATGACTTCGATCGTTTCGAATTTTCCGCGAGTGTAATGCGAAGGATGTTCGACCATGTTTGGCGCGAGTGATTCGTCGACTACTTCGCCTACGGGTACTAAGTTATCCTCGGAGACGCGCACTCGTAGTCTTTCGTTATCATCGCCGACAATAAAGCATCCGCCATCCCGATACTCGTAAACCTTATAATGCTTGCCCTTCGTTATCCCCAGCTCATCCCGCGTAGCAACTACGGTCATGCCTGCTTTAATCTCCGCCATTATAATTCCCTCCGTTCTTCTGCGGTTAGTGCGCGCCCAGCATCGCCCATTCGCGCCTTAATCGTCTCAATTTCCTGCGCCCATGTCTCGACGTTGCGTGACACGATGTCGTATGCTTGCTGGTTGGCGGTGCCTAGGCGGCTGACTCGATCGTCTAACGATTCAATTTGCTCCTCGATTTCCTCCGAGTAATCATTCGCGGTCTTAACTTCATCGTCTATCTTCCTGTCAATGCGCTGAATGTCGTAATCCAATTCGCCGACTTTATTACGAAGATTAGCGATTCTGCCCGGACCCATCTCATGCCATCCGAGGTCGCGCGTGATTGATTCGATCGTGCTTTCAGCTTTCGATAACCGGCCGGCCAAATTTGCGATTAGGTCGATGACCTGGCGTGGGTTGTTGCGGACGTCGGCTTCGGTTAACGTGAGGTTGTTGGCTGGCGCTTGGTCGATCGGTTCGAGTACGGCATACTTATCGCCAATTTCCGTATCGAAGAACGACCCACTTACCGTCCAAATTGATCCGTCGGAATGCTCGGCTATTTCAACCGTCATGACCTCACCGCTACTGACGTGGCCGGCAAATTTAATCGCAAGCACCTTATCCCCTACGGCAGCCTTCCGCTCCACCATGCGGTAAACTGTGCCGTCGATGCGGACATTGCCGGTTGGGTCGAGCGTGGGCATGGCGCTGATGTCGACGTGGATTAGGGCGTCTAACGACATCGCCGTTAATCCGACGTATGTGACCTCCCGAACCTTTCCGCCGTAGATAACTAAATCGCCGAATACTGGCTCGCGTTCAACCTCCGCATACTCTCGCTCAACTCCGCCTAACTTTTCGTCTGCAATATAGTGTAAATTCGTCATTGTGACGCCTCCCCTTCGTTAATTATCGTTACGCTCAGTTCCTGCCGGCCAAACGCAAGCGCATCGGCAAGTTTCGGCATGTAAACGTCAAGCCTGCCCTCAACGATTGCTCCGCCTCGATCTTCGCACATCCTTTCGCCAACGCCTTCGATGCTGACTCGGGTGCCAAACGGCAGGCTAGGCGGACAAGCAATCGTGCGGCCTGACGTGACGCGAGCTCCTGAAGCGGTGACGCCGTATGATGGATCGCCAGGCGACTTGCCGGTTGACTCTGCGCCTGCTGTGTACGCTGTGACCGTGAAAGTCACGTTGTTATCCGTATTAACAGTCCGATTATGGCTCCGGATAGGAGTAGCAACAACGCTTTCGTTTCTCGACTCATGCGTTTTCACCTCCGTCCGTTCTGCCGTGGCTGCCGGCTGGTTCCCGCCTAATGGGCCGATTATAATTGCGAGTGTCGCCGTCGTTAGTAATCCGATTACGCCTCGCCTCCTTGCTCAAAGAACGGCTTCGTCCACGGCTCAACCGCTACCACTGCGTCCTTCAATTCCTCGGCGAGTCGGGCGATTTCCGCCTGCGCTCCGTTGCCTGGCTTACGCTTGCGATAGAAGCCGAGAAGGGCGGTCAGGTTGGCGGTCATAACGAGGTTCGTGGCGGCTGCGTTCGGTAGGACTGCGCGGGCATCTTCGGCTGGTACTCCGCATGCTCTCAACCTGTCGTAAATGTCCTGTGAATACTCCATCGCAAACTCGAACAGTTCCCTAGCGTCGGACGATCCAATGTCTCCTGGCGGTTCTGCCTTATCGCTGCTTGCCGTATCAGGCATGACGTAATCCATTCCGCCACTGCGATCGCCTGAGCCAAACCGGACGTATCTTTGCGACTGGACGCTGAAGCTGAAGCCGACGCGATGGCGTGTGAGCTGCGCCAGCAATGCCCGGCTGACTCCCTCGATGGCAAACGTGAAGCTGACGTGCTCATTGACAGACGTATGTTTGGACGACATTATGTGGCGGAATAGTCGGTCTGCCTCAGTCCCTCCTTTACCGTCAGTTGCTCTATTACCGAAGTATTTCTCGCCTTCTTTATTGACTATCTGCGAAGGTTTATTAGCCGAATAACAGGTACGTACCGCAGACAACGTAATTGCTTGCCCGTCAGAGAAGTCAATTTCTCTTTTTAGCTGTTGTTTGAACCCATCGCTCAAACGCGAATGTGCGATAAGTTTAACCGATAAATTTGTTTCTGCCATTTCCCATCCTCCTAGTGTCTCGATTCTTTAACTGCTCTTGCATAGTCGCCCATTTGCAATTTTCCGGACAGTAATTTCCGTCATTATTAATTCTTTCAACCGTAAGATCGTCTGAATATCCGGCAGACATCGCCCACTTATAAAAATTCTCGACGCTTTCCAGCCATTCTTCACAAATAGTAATTCCTCTTCCTCCATAACGGTGGTACCGAGCATTATTCGGATTTAGGCATCTTTGCTTCATGTCTTGATAAGTTTGATAGATACGCTTCTCCCACAGACCGTGCTTAATGTTTACTTTCATTTCGTTCGATCGGCACCCACAACTTTTCGTGCGTCCTTGTATTAAGTTGTGCGAAAGTATTTCCTTCTCGACGCCACAGTCACATTTAACCCTGAACATCCCTCGCCTATGCCCGTTTACCTCTTTGCGATAAGTGTCAACTACGACTAAATAACCAAACCTTTCACCGAGATACCTACTCTGGGGTTTTCCTCTCATTCGTTGTCCTCCTTCGTATTCACGCCCGTGCTCCCATAAGCCCCTTCGCCTCGGCTCGTTTCGTCCAGCGTGTCGACTTCCGTGAATGTTGCGTGTGCGACCGGTACGATCACGGCTTGGGCGATGCGGTCGCCTTTGCGGATGATGTACGTATCCCTAACGTAATCTCCACAAAACTCCCAACCTACCGCCTCTTCACCGTTCAGCATTTCGGGGTAACTTACATATCGATACTCAACTTCGTTGTGTTCAATATCTAGCCCGTAGATTTTTCGCTGGGCAATATTGTCGATAATCACCCCGACCTCTCCGCGAAGTTTCGATCGACCGTGCCTGGCGCATTGGCAACGCGTAGCTTCGTCTTGGCGCTAATGCCCGACCGGGGGCGCACTTGCAATTCGTAGCCTGCCGGAATCTCGAACGCCAGGCCTGTCGGAACAATGGCGGAGGCGCCCGGCTCGATGATGACGTCCTCGGTGGCGGTTAGATCGAAACCTGAATCGCCGTCGTGGGCGTATTGTGGCGTGGCTGCGTCGGGATGCAGCGTTTAAATTTGACGGGAATGCTCATTCGGAATCCTCCTTGTAATTACCGATGTTTACGTGATACTCGATGTCTTCCACTTCGAGTTTAATTCCGTTACTAAATTCGATTGAACTATCGTCTACCTTAACTACTGTTGCTCCGATTAGGTATTCCATCACATCGCCTCCTTAGTTTTTGAACTCCACCGACTCAACCGCCGGCAGCCTTCCGATCAATTCTTCCAGCGCGTTTTCAATTGCCTCCTCCGCTTCCTCACGCGCCTTGACGTTCACCTTCACGTCGGCAACCGCCTGCTCGCGTGCCTCCTTGTAGAGCGCCTGCAATTCCGACTCACTCAAGTCCTGGCGCAACAGGCCGACGTCCTTGCTGATGGCCGCCTTGTCAAACGGAAGGTCGACGGCGATGATGCGCGGCTGAGGCAGGCGAACCACGACCGTATTGCCTTGCGTTGTGATGCTCACGTCGTCGGTCGCGACGCCTAGCTTGAACGTGCCCTCGAGCGTCAACTCGTACGTCTTGTCGCCGAACCACTTGTCGTCGGTCAGGCGAACGGTCTTGCTGATGTCGCCAGTTAATCCGACCAGTTCGTGCGTTTCCGTGAGTGCGTCGATGATCGCCTCCTTGTCGACGAGTTGTTTCGCTTGCACGGGCGCCAGTTTAGTCGTGCTGTCGGCGCTGCTTGGCGTGTAGAGGGCGACGGTGGTTGCCGTGATGCCGACGCCTAGGGCGAACGTGATGATGTGGCGTTTGGTGCGTTTGAGCATGGCGGTGTGCCTCCTTTCGGTGTTGCGTGGTGGTTTCGGCTAGTGCATTAATCTTGATAAGGTTTGTAATCTACCGCTTCTCTCCACGTCCAGCGACCATCATAAAATAAGAAGAGAATATTTCCATATTCACTTGTTTTTGTAGCGTAAACTCTTAAAACTGTTCCGTATTCTAGATGTTGTACCTTGAACATTTTGCCACCCTCTTTCAATGAACATAATGTGGCTACTATTCGCAACCCTCACCACGACAACTCATCAGCATGCCTCGCCAGTTTTCCGCGAAAGTTGACGCTTAACTCGATCACATTAGCGTACTCTTCACCGCGAAAATGCTCGATGTAAGGCGCAAACCCACTTTTATTCGCGTCGGGTAAATCGCATTGGCCCGTGTGCCCTTCGATGATGACGGTGCATGAGTCGTGGATTCGCGTAAGGATTTTCTTTAGATCGCCGCGACTGAAGTTTTGGCTTTCCGAGATAATGACCGTTTTGTCCTTGAGGTTAATACCGCGGGCGAAAATGTGGCTCATCGGATAAATCCAACCGTGGCCGTTCTTCATCGCCTCGAGGTTTTCCTCGTTGTAGACCGACTTTTCCGGCTGTTCGTTGATTTCCAGCAGCGCATCTTTTAACGGCTGCAAGTATTCCGCCTCCTTCGCTTGTTGCGTGCCAGGCCGGAAGCCCATCTTCTTTTCCTCGACTGGCGAGAAAATATAAACGAGTGGCTTGCCGATCAACTTTGCGCATGCTACGGCGAGGGTTGTTTTGCCGGTGCCTGACCTTGCGTTCACAATCGTTAGCTGGTTGTCGAAGATGGAGTCGACGTAGGCGCGTTGCTCGTCGGTCAGCTTCGCCTCGAATCCGAACAACATTGAATCTTTCGGAAGTGGCATTGCGTTCAGCTCCTTAATATAGGTTTGCGGAAGCCCGTCGGGGGGCCTCCGCTGTGTTCCTACTGGATAATATGTTCGCCGGAACCTTTTCGCACAAACTGTTCCGCTAATTTATAATAGTCGGCCGGTGGGGCGTTCGCACAAATTCGCCTCACAAATCGTCAAAGCCGTTATCGTCCGACACCTTCACGTACTGGCGGCTCTTCTGCTCGAAGAAGTCCGTTTTGCCATTGTCGACCTCCTCGTACGCCTTGATCCATTTCATCGGATTCTTACGTGGCACTTCTGGAAACGCTTCGTGTCCATAACCGAGCTGATTGCAACGTACATTCGCGTAGAATTTGATGTACTGCTCGAGCTCCGTCATGGAGATACCGTCGAACTCATTACCGATAACCGACCGGCCCCATTCGATTTCTAGCTCGGCTGCCTTGCGGAAAGTCTCGACAGCAAACTTGCGAAGCTCAGGCGTGTCATGTTCGGGATTTTCCGCTAGGACTTCCTTGAAGATTTTGACGAACAAGTCGACGTGGATTTGCTCATCGCGATTAATGTAGTTAATCATTGTACTCGTGGCGACCATCTTCTGATTACGCGCCAGGTTGTAGAAGAACGCGAAGCCGGAGTAGAAGAACAGGCCTTCGAGAATCACGTCGTACACGATCGACTTGAGGAAGTTTGGAACGCTTGGGTCCTCGGCAAACTCAGCGTACCCGTTCGTCACAAAGTCGTTGCGGTCACGTAGGGCTTTGTCCGTGCGCCAGTACTCGAATACCTCGTCTTGCTTCGATTTCGTGACCAGCGAAGATAGGACGTAACTGTACGAATGGTTATGCACGACCTCCTGTTGCGCCAAGATAATCATGAGGGCATTGACGCTAGAGTCCGTAATGTAGTCGGCTGCCTTGCCGGCATAGTCGGACTGAATCGAGTCGAGCAACGCAAGCAGGCCGATGATCTTAAGGAACGTTTCCTGCTCCTGGTCGCTCAGCTTCGGCCATTGCTTGATGTCGGCCGCCATGTTTACTTCGCTAGGTACCCAAAAATTCGCAAGCATTCGTTTATATTTGGGATACGCCCAAGTAAATCGGACGTCATCCCAATTTAAAATGTTCGAAGATTCCCCGTTCACAATTCCCGTCGACCTATTCGGAGCATCTACGTCCATGATTTTTCGTTTTTGTAAATCCATTCTATCGTCTCCTTTTCGCGTTAATTAGCTGGCGCACCATTCGCATTCTACGATTTCCTTAGATGTCGATCGAGTATAGTACGTAGTTTTGAGTCCCGACTCCCATGCCGCCATGTGCAGGTCGAGCAATTCCTTCGCCTTGATGTTGTTCTTCACGTACAAGTTAAATGAAATCGCCTGGTCAACGTGCTTCTGACGCTCGGCATTTTGGCGAATGCTCCAGTGCTGGTCGATATTGTACGCCGACTTGTAGTAGAGGAACGTGTGCTGGTTGATGTCGGGCGCTGTCACCGGAATCTTGTAGTCGCTCTTCTCCTCGCTGTACTCGATGTTGAAAATCGGATCAATCGACGCCGACGAGCCTGCGATAATAGACGTGGATGCGTTAGGGGCAACCGCCATGAGGTAGCCGTTACGGATGCCCGTCGCGATTACTTCGTTTCTTAGTGCGTCCCACTTTTCGCCTGCATAATCGTGCTTGTCGAAGTATTCGCCCGTCGACCAGTCGGATTCACCAAACGCGGGGTATGCTCCTTTTTCTTTCGCTAGGTCGCGCTTGCTTTAATCGTCAAGTAGGCAATTTGCTCGTATAATTCGCCGGCGTACCTGACCGCTGCCTTCGTTTCCCATACGATACCTTTGAGCGCCAACAAGTGATGCCAGCCGAACGTTCCGAGGCCGACTGCGCGGTACTTCTGATTCGTGAGCGTTGCCTGTAATACCTCGATCGTGTTGAGGTCGATTACGTTGTCGAGCATGCGGACTTGAATCGGTACCAGGCGCTCGAGTACGTCGTCCATGACGGCCCTTGCGAGGTTGATTGACGACAGGTTGCACACTACGAAATCGCCAGGTGTATACGTTTTAATGATCTTGCCGTCGTGCGTATGTTGTTCTTCCTGCGTGGTTGGCGATTGGTTCTGCGCGATTTCTGTGCATAGGTTCGAGCAGTAAATCATTCCTTTGTGCGAGTTGGCGTTTTGGCGGTTGACTGAGTCGCGATAGAACATATACGGAGTGCCCGTCTCGAGCTGCGATTTCATAATGCCCTTGAAGATGTCGATGGCGGCGACCTTCTCTTTCGATAAGTCGTTGTTTCGCACGCACTCGTCGTACTTGTCGCGGAATGATCCTTCGCCTTTCTTTTCGTCGAAGAAGTCCTCGAGCGAATAGCCCATCACGTCGCGCACCTCATGCGGATCAAACAGGAACCAGTCGCCTCGCTTCTGCACCGTTTCCATGAACAAGTCCGGCAAGCATACGCCTGTGAAAAGGTCATGCGTTCTGAGGCGCTCGTCGCCGTTGTTCAGTTTCGCGTCAAGGAACGAAAAGATGTCCTTATGCCACACGTCAAGGTAGACGGCAATGGCGCCTTTACGTTGGCCGAGTTGGTCGACGCTAACCGCCGTATTGTTCAACTGCTTCATCCACGGAATGACTCCGCTTGATGCTCCTTTGTGCCCGCGAATGTCCGAGCCTCGCGACCGTACTTTTCCGAGGTAGACGCCGATGCCTCCGCCACCTTTCGATAGCTGGGCCACGTCGGAGTTCTATCGTAGATGCCTTGCAACGAATCGTCAACGGTGTCGATAAAGCAGCTCGATAATTGTCCGTAAGCCTTGCCGGCGTTGGTTAGGGTCGGAGTTGCCACCGTCATATACAGATTACTCAGCGCCCAATACGACTCAGCTACGAGCTCAAGGCGTTGGTCAGCCGGCTCCTTCGACATTAGGTGCATCGCGATTACAAGCCAGCGTTCCTGCGGTAGCTCGAACACACGGCCGTCTTTGTCGCGGGCAAGGTACCGGTCGCTCAACGTACGCAAGCCGATGTACGTAAACTTGTCGTCGCGTGCTGGGTCGATCAGTTCCGCAAGTTGCTGGATTTCTTCCTTCGAATATTGCTCGAGCAAGTACGGCGAATAGACTCCGCGATTGGTCAACGTGGTCAGTAGCGCGTAAAAGTCGCCGTACTTCTTGCTTGCGTCATAAACGCGATTCGTTGCCGCCTGCTTGTAGAGGTCGCGAATGTGAGTGCGTGCTGCTACGTACGTCCAGTCGGGCGTATCCATGCCGATGTTTTCTAGCGCCGTCATAATCAGCAGGTTCGTGATCTGTGGCGCCTTGTACGTGTCGCTCGACTGAATGCTGCGGCTCACCTTGTCGCTAAAAGAATCGACGTCCAGCTTCGGAAAGCCGGCCGTCACATTGGCGATAAATCTATTTAAACGTGGCTCGTCGAACGGTAGTGCTCGCTTGCCTTGGTTCTTCGTAATTGTCGTCATTCAATCGTCCCCTTTTGCGATTAGTTTTAGCGCCGCGTCTACATCGTCAACACTGACGCCGGTTTCCCGCATGATCTCGCTCAATAAAAATACGATGTCTCTCTCGTCAGGCTCATCCGTCCTTAACTCGCGCCTGATTTCCTCGCCCCATTCCGACTGCTCGAACTTCATCATTTCGATTTGGTGTTCGTAGGTTTCGACGGCTCTACGCGCCTCGGCTACGTGCTTTTCGTAATACTCGAGGTTGTTACGTGCGTCGGCGAGCTGTTCCTCGATCATGCGCTGATATTGCTCGGACTTAGCGATACGTTGGCGGAGTTCGTCGGCTTTAGTTAGATGGCTCATCGATTAATCCCTCCTCGATTAAATACGCTAGGCCGATCGCAATGGCGTCACTTTCATCGTCCTTGGCGAACTCGCCCGTGTACCCCGTCCACTTACGCACGGCTTCCTCGACTTCCCATTTTTCCGCCTTTCCTTTTCCGACCACCAACTTCTTCACCTTCGACTGGCTTATCGCAGGCTCCGTAAAGTTTAAGCCGAACCGGTTAAGCGCCTGATCCACCGCACCCCATGCGGAGTAAACCGGATGCCCCTGCCGGCTAGTTCTCGCTACGAAATCCTCGCGGATGATGACGTCGAACCCTTTGGCGGCATGCTTGGCGATGAACAATGTCGCCCATGACTTGACGATGTCGGCACGTAAGCCGTGGTGTTGCTTGGCGTTTGTGATGACGTGTGAGACGTCGACAATGCGGGCCTTGCGATTCTTAACTTCGATGACGCCGGTGCCTGGTGCGCTCATTGACGTGTCGAACGGGAGGACTCGTAGACTACTCACTAAACAACACCGCCGCACATGTGCCGACTAAAATTCCGATTAAGACCGCAAATACGATATCGACTTGGATTCCTAGTGAGAATAGAAGAAAATGTACTAACGCGTTTGCTACAAGTAAGAATATACCTGCTTTTACTAGCCTCATGCTCCTGCCCCCTTTGCCTCTTCCCGCGTTTCCTTGATGAATTCGAACGCCTCATAATACTGCTGCTTTTTCCAGTTAGGTAGCCCGGATTTTTGCGCCCGCCTTACCTGATCCTTGACTGCTTCGAACTCCTCGTCCGTCACACTTCTCGCAGTCGCGCCTTTGAAATCGTTATATTTCCAGCCGTCGAAGTCGATTGCAGGCGGATTCTTCTCACGCCAGGCTTTCGTAACTCGCGCAAACTTGTCGAGCACGTCTTGGCGTACCTCTTTCGGAAAATACCGACCGTATGCTTTGTTACGGCTGAAGTCGCGATTCCAGTCGGCGCCATACGTCAGGTGGTACAGAATGACGGTATAGTCGAGATCGTACATTTCGTTATAGATATGCGTTTGAAGTTCGTGGTCAGGCTTCGGTTCCGATTGCTTTTTGAACTCCGTATAGCTTTTCTGGAACGATTTCACCTCGAGGCCGACCCGCAACACCTCGCCATCGTCGGTCACATAGTGGAGGATTCCGTCAGGTAGTCCGTTCAACCCGAAGCGCTCACCGTTATGCTCGATTTCATGCACCTTTTTAACGAAGTGCTCAAACGCCGGCTCTCCTCGATCCGTTCGCTCGAACTTGAATCGCGGCTCCTTGCCGGTCAGGCGCTTGAAGTTACGCTCAGCCAGCATGATTTCACGCTGAATGTAACCGCCCACCTGCGACCCTAGTGCCGCCCATTCTCGCTGATTGCGATTAGGAGGGCGCACGTCTTTGCCCTTACTCCCGTTGACCACTTTTTCGTACAATTGGCGCTCATCCTTGCTCGCTGAACTTGGCGCGAATGTCGGCCGCCTCTTGCCGTCGGGGCCGTAGAGGTACTTTTTCCAGCCGTCCTTTTCGCCTAGTTGTTCGCGAAGAACCCTTGCGTATTGTTCGTAAAACTCTGCGTCCATTTCATCCGCATAAGGCTGCTCGTGGCGGTGAAATTCGTCTAAAAAATCGATCAAGTCTTGCGCGATTTGATTTGCGATAGTTTGACTCAAATAATCGTCCCCTTTTATCGTTTTATTGTTATCCGCGAACCAGTCCGACCAACAACACGGCGAAAGGTATCGCCACCATCACGAACACGGCGACCTTGCCTGCGATTGCCCCTTCCTTACCTTGCGTCTCGACCGTCAATACGGCGATTAAAATTACCGCCAAGCAAAGCAGCGCTACGATTGTCATCGCCCATCCCTCGCAATCTGAACGGCGTCGAGGATCGTTTCCTGGTCGGTCATGCCGGTGATGCGTGTTATTTCGAGGCCGTTGCGCTTGAAGATTAACGTAGGCACCGAGCTCACGCCGACCTTATCGCGCTCCTCTTCGCTCAGGTTGACCGCATTAAAATGCGTGATGTGAACGCCTTCGAGGGCGCCTTGGTCGCGCAGCTCGTCGACGTAGTGTGAGACGGCCGGGCAATACCGGCATTGTGGTGACGTGTACTTTTGAATTTCGATCATTCGTTTTCCTCCTTTTGTTTGAACCATTCGTCTAACGGAACGCCCTCGCCCCACCTTCGCATGACCTCGATATCCGTACCGTTCGGAAGTACGTCTCCCCAGCGATAAGAATCGACCATGATTCGGCGAATGTCGTCCGCTTCTTGCCTCGTAAAATCTTCCGGTACCTCGAAGATTAATTCGTCGTGAACCGAACTCCATAGCGACCAGCCCGGCTTATTGACGCAGTATTCGTGCGCCCTGAGCATCGTGACTTTCGTTTGGATGGACGACGATCCTTGCACGCGGGCATTTGTCGCCTGGCGCATCGCCCTGTTCTTTTTGCCGAAGTTAGGGTCGCCCCATCCTTTCAGCTTTAACTTTGCGTCGGGTAGTCGTCGCTTACGCGCCTGCTTATCCGTCCATACAAAGCCGTTCTTCTCGACAAACTTGCGATTACCCTCAATCCATGCGTTAAGCTGCGGCATACTCTCGAATAGTTCCGTTTGGAATTTAACCGCTGCATTGACGTCGGTGCCTAGCATTTCCGCCAGCGAGTATTTGCTCATTCCGTATAGAGTCGCAAGCCACACGACTTCATCTGCTTACGTTCCTTCGTGTCGCTTCCGTCGGCGTTCTTGTAAACCTCTTCGTACGGACGCTTATAGAAGTTGCTTGCCATCATCGCGTACGGATCGCGGTTCTCGAGGAAAGCGTTTATCAGGACTTCCTCGCCCGACATGTACGCTACGCATCGGATTTCCTGTGCCTTGAAGTCAGCGCCAACCAATACTTTGCCAGGCGGAGCGACGAACATTGGCCGTGCTTCGGCCGGTTGGTTCTGCGCGTTGAATCCCTGTTCGCTTTTGTCCTCTTCGTCCTTGCCGGAACTGAATCGACCTGTCACGGTTCCCATCGGATTGAATCGCGAGTGCCATCGTTTAGTGCCTGCGTTCTGTTTAGTCGGCAAGGTGTCGATGTACGTGCCTGACAGTTTCGTGATGCGCTTGTATTCAAGCAGGCGATCAATTAGTTCGAATTCCTTCCGCAGAGGCTTGAGCGTCTTTTTGGCGTCGAGATTGTCGAGTTTCTTACCGATTGCTTTGGATAGTGCCGGCTTCATTTGGTGCGGTGAATTTAAGTTGATCTGCTCGTTGCCATCATGAAACGGAGTTAATTTTGCTACAAGGTATTCGTGAAGTTCTTCCGCCTCTTTTCGCAGTCTTTCTCCGTACTCCTTCGCAAACTCAATGTCGAGCACGTAGCCGTTCGCCTCTAAGTCTGCGATAACTTCGAGTAAAGGCGCTTCAACCTCGTTATAGTACGAGTAGATGGTCGGCATTTTCTTCATATGAGCGCTCTGGAATCGGTACAAATCCCACGTTAAATGCGTATCTTTAGCTGCGTACACTAGCGCAATATCTAATGGAACCTCGGCAAACTGAGCGTTCTTTCCGAATAGCTCCGAAAAAGTGTCGGACTCGCAACCGAGATATCTGGGCGCCAAGTCCTTCAGCTTGTAAGACGGCTCGTTTTCGTTAAGCAAGTGCATCGCCGTCATCGTGTCCCACACAACTCCGGTCAGTTTGACGTCGTGCCTGCGAAACATGTTGATGTCGAATATGGCGTTGTGGAGAACCTTTCCGACTGACTTATCGCCAAGAATCGGCCGTAAGCCGTCGAGCACGTATTGGCGGTCGAGCTGTTCCTCTACATCGCAATGATCCACCGGAATATAAACGTGATAGTCTCGCTTTGGTAGCGTGATGGAAATGCCGACAATCACATCGACATACACATCTACGCCAGTTGTTTCTGTATCTATCGCGACAATGTCCTCGCCTTTCAACTCGTCGACCAATCGCTCGAATTGCCGTTCGGTTACGATTAGTCGATAGTTTTCCGGCGTGCTCTCAACCAGGTCCGCCAACTTCTGCTCGCGCTGCTGTTCCGCCAGCACTTTGTACATGCGTAGCGCCTCCGCCTTGCTGAAACGCTTGCCCTCGGAATCTCTGCCTACCAGTCCCGATTGCATGGCGTCACGTACTTCGAGCAGTTTCGCCTGATCCGGCGCGCTGTTGTTCTTCATCGCCAGTATTCTCGCCCATGCTTCGTCGAGCGTTTCCGTCGCCGCCTTCTTCTTGGCGCCTGCCTGGCGGACTTTCTCAGCCGTGTCCTTCGTGTCGCTCGCCTTGGCGCCGACGTTTAGTCGCAATTTGGGTTCCGTCAAATCAATCACCTCCTACGGGTAAGCACGGAAGTATAGCAAGTCTGTCGCATAATTTCCGGAAGTCTCGGAAGCGTACTCCTCCGCGAAGAATAGTCGGACAGCATCGCTAGTTGCCGGAACTGTTTCGAGCAGACTGTGCGCCTCTCTATAGACGCTGTGCCATAAGGAACCGTCGTCATCGAACACTTCCGTTATACGCACGGTTAGTTTTCCGTTTGAATCAAAGTAATCGCCCATACTATTCGCCTCCTATTCGCTGCACGTTCATGCGATTGTAGAACGCCAGCACCTTTTCGAAATTGTCGTCGGCCCATTCGCGCTGGCAACCGCCCGAGCAAAACGTCAGGTCGGCATGATCGTCGTACAGGACGGTCGGCTGAGCGAGAGGGGCCGAGCAGTTGGCGCAGGTTTGGGTCATTCGCTGTCACCGCCGAACTTGCTTTCGACCGGAAACACTAGCGTCAGGTTAGCCGGATTGACGGCGATGTTGTGCTCTACGTTTGACGACTGCCTAATGCGGATATATTTCGGTCCGACATAAGAAACGGTGGTGAACGCCTTTTTATACTGAACCGCATCGCCCACTTTAAACTCGTTCGGCTTCCGGCCAATGTCCGCCCATTTATCGGCGACTGCCTTCTCGGCGGCTTGACGCTTGGCTTCCGCGACCTCTTCGTCAGTGGCGCGGATTAGCTGAGGCTTAGGTACGGCTTGGATTCTCTCGTCGTATATACGCTTAACTTTCTCGTTCTTTGACGACAGTGCCCCTCCGATAACCTCTACGACATCACCGTCTGATAGATCGTGGTAGGTAGAAGCCCCGACCACCTTCGCATAATCTCCGACTTGCAGGGGCGCTGGCTTGGCGACGATTGGTTCGTAGACATGGACGTTGGCTGGCGTGCGGTTGTGGTCGTCCGCGTAAACATTAAAGTAGCAGTCTACGTCACCAAGAAACGTTAGTCACCGCCGATTGGCCCGTACGGTACGCAGTTGCTAGAAAAAGCGCTTTTGCTATCCGTAAACACCACCACGTCACCCTCACGCGCCTCACGATCAACCCGCTTGTACTCGACGCCCTCATGCGTGATTGTCTCGGGTTGAGCTGGCTTTTTTGCTTCGGCAATCTCTTCGTCAGTTGCGCGGATTAGATCGCCCTCCATAAATAATTCGCTGGTTCCGTCGCTCAACCTTTTGACTCGAAAGTCGAAATTCGTAGCTTTACAGCTAATTTTAACGATGTCTCCTTCGGATAGTCTCTCGATGAACGAAACCCCGCCAATCACTTTCGCGTAATCTCCGACCTCTAACGGCTTAACTTTCACCGGAAGCTTAACGCCCATCTGACGCAACTCCTCGACCGATCCTTCTAGTACCGTACCGTTTTCAAGCGTGATTTTTACCATCTTCACACCGCCTCCGTTTCGATTACTTCGTCAAACAAATCTCGATTCAGCGTTAAATCCAACTTAATCCACCGCTTGGCTGCCGTTTGCTCGCTCGCCCAATACTCCTGCTGACCGGTATTTTCGAACATCCACACGCGCGGTATTTCGCCGTCGGCGCCCAGCACTCCGATAATATAGTCGACCTCGGCCGGCGAGTAGCCACGCCCTTTGCCGTTACGCGTCTGAACGACGAGCTCGCCTTTACGGTCGCCGCGAATCTTCATCGTCTTGACCTGGAAAGTAGCGAAGTTGCCACGCGGGTCTTTGGCGACGATGTCGTGCGATTCCTCCGTTTCGGGCTTGCCGACGCTCGACCAGCCGTTTGCCATGAGCGATGCCATTGCGATTAACTCGGAAAACTTGCCTATTGTTTCCGTTTTGTACGCCATAATTATTCCTCCGTTTCATTTTTCGCAAATTTTAAACCGATGGGCCAGCGTTCAGCCGGCCGTTAGAATGGCAGTTCCTCGTCGGCTAGTCCGTCGTTGCTGCCTTCTGCCGGCTTGCTCTCGCCAATTAGCGATAAGTCGAACCCAGCCACCGCCAAATTGTTCAGTTGCTCCTTTTCGTCCGCCTCGAACAGCAGGCCGTCAAACAACGTCATGTCGAACTCCTTGTCGGCATACTTCGCAAAGTTTTCGCGTTCTTTATCGCTGAGATCGTCGTCCATGTCGATGAACGGCGTCAGGGAAACCGTAGTCGATTGACCGCTGCCTTGCTTCGATAGTTCGAACGCCACTTTGCCGAGCTTCTTCTCGAACTTCGTGATGACTGCGTGGAGTGCTTGCGCTTGCTTCTTGCTTACGTCGACGATAAGAGGTTCGCCGGTTGCCAGGTCGATAAAGCCCATCGCGAAACGTTCCTTCGGCTTGAACTGGTACGCAAGCTCGCCGTACTTTTCCTCGTCGGCTGCGTTGCCGTTGTCGCGCGCCTTGAACTTGAGGTCTTTGGTAGTATTTAAACGCTTGATCCCACGGAGTTAAGTTTTCAACCGGAAACCCTTTGGCGTTCTTTACCGACGGCTCCTTCGCCACGAACGAGTTGACCTTCTTGAAAATTCCGTAAGAATAGAATTGAATCAGATTGTCAGCGCCAAGCACGCGAACCTTGTACGATGTGCCGGTTTTAAAACTTCCGAACTCAACCTTGTTGCCAGCGCCTCCTTCGTTGCTTGCGTTCAATGCTCCGAGTGCTGCTGCGCCTTTTTGGAATTGACTCATCAAATCTTCTCCCTTCGCCTTATTGGCGTAATATTCGAGCTTGCGCCCGCTGAAACGTCAGCAACTTCGAAGTGCCTCACGCTACGCTAGGCGCTATGGCCTCCCGTGCGGTTTTGGCTTACTGACGCTTCAGCCGACGCAAGTAAGGCGGTGACAAAACCCTACGTCGACTGGCCTGCGGAGTTCCCACGCCCCGCTCGCAAAATACCGACTAGTAGCCGAAACTGCATCAGCGCTTGGCGGCCTGGACGGCTGTTTAACGCAGCGACAATTTTACTTAACGACTACCTCGATATTCTCCGAGCAGGGCGCCGGCCTACTTGCGCCAGCAGTCCTCGATCCATGCGACAAATACTCCGTAAAATGCGACGAGTGTGACAAGCGCCAGGATTAAGCCGAAGATGTCGCTCATTTTCCGGCCTGCTTCGCGACTGCATTCCCGTACCATGCGACACAAGCTGCTTCGTACTCTTTCCGTCGCTTACGGCGTTTCACTTCCGCCAAGCTCACTACGGCGCTCATCCTAACCGCACCGCCTTGATCGGCTGAAACTCGGCTGGGCGAGCGTCATAGATGCGGTTGGGGTCGTGGAGCTCGCGAAGTAGCTGACGCTCCCATGCTGACGGTTTGTAATCGGATTTTGCGGGAATGCTATTATTAGAACGACGTTTCATCGTTAATTCCTCCTTGTGTGTCGAACGATTTTTCGATATAATTGCTTCCGTGGGATGACAAGACATGTTATCTCCGCTTATAATCAAATTAGGCGTTAGTACCTTATGCCTATTGGTATTAGCGTTAAAGCGCAACTAAGTAGTCGCGGTAGTCGCCGTGTTGCTTAGAATCAAACTTGCCCGCCAGGCGTTTGAGTGTGCGAATAATTTGTTGGTGGTGCATTCCTAACTCCTTCGCGATTGCCGTCACGTTGGGTTTGGAGTGTGCGAGGAAAGCTTCAACGATTGCCGTCGTTGTTGCGTCCGCACCTTCGAGAAGGAAGTCGATCAGTTGCCGCTGGTCGGCTTCTTTCGTTTTGAACGGGTGCTGCTCGGTCGTGCCGTACAGTGCTTCGAGCTGGTTCGGATTGCCGTCGTCCCCTTCGTCGAGCCCCGTGATTTGTTGCGAGAAGATTTCGTGCTTATGTTTCGTGCGGCACTTGCGGTAGAGGTTCGCCCGCTCGAGTGTGACCGCCTTTTTATAGTAGTTCATGAAATCGCCGGTGCAGTCGTATCGCTCGACCGCCTTGACCAGCGTGTCGGTGTAAAGTGCCTCGACGTCGTGTTCGTTGGATCGCAGCGACTGAGCTATCGTTCGCTTGTTCGCCCACCAGCCGCTTACCGCAGTGAAGATTTCCGTGAAAGTTGCGTCAGATTTCGTTGCTTGATACGAGATTACCAAGCTATTAAGTTTGTCGTTATTCATTTCGTTTACCGCCTCCTGTTTTATAATAGTCAGCCGCCGAATGTTTCGCACAAAACTTTTCGTATTTTTTGAAAGAACGTGAATTCACGTTGTTGTTTCGCTGGAAAAGCTTGTATCGGTTGGCTTGTTCTTATAGTAACACGTAAAATTCGCCAATTAAGGAAAACACCGTATGTGGATCAGCGTTCCACTTACCGACTAAGTTTTGTCAGATATGTATTAATTTGGACGCAAAAAAAGGAAGCCGTTAAGGCCTCCCAATTCGTTGCGATATTCGATTACTTTCCGCCTCCTCCGCCAGTTCCTGGGTCGATTTTTGCTGCTTGGATTTGATCGGCGTTGCTGTTTTCTTTTGCTGCCGCTCCTCCAGCGATTCCTACTGCCAATACCGCCGCTACGATTAGTGATTTGATTGTTAGTTTTTTCAATGTGATCTCTCCCTTAGATTAGTAGGTTCACCAACCCGCTTGCTTCAGGAAAGCTTTTCAATGCTTCTAACGGCAACTTAGCGTAAAATTTATTCCCTTTGTTAAGTAGGAGCTTTAATGACTCCAATAAGAGGAACGGATTTCTGTCGGCCAATCCAGCATAGTACTTCGTGAAAGGCGACTCTTGATTAAGCTTAGCTAGTACGTCTTTGGCTTGATCAGCTTTTCCAATTGCGATAAGGTAGTGTGCCTCTGAAGGAGTGCCCATAATTTCGCTTACATCCGTTATCAAGTTCGCCCTTACTTTAACGATGCTCATTTCGTTTCTCTCGAGAGCAACCGCATTCTCTTCGTCCCCTGCCGTTCTGTATATCTGCACGGCTTTTTCGAGATAGGTAAGGCAAATTTCCGGTTGTTGGAAAAAGTAGGACATCCCTATTCTATAATAGTGCCCCGCTTCGTAAACCGCACCGAAAAAGTAAAAGTTTTTTTCAATATCTTCCGAGAATTTTCGCGAGGCCTCTACATCGCAATGATTAAATAGTGCTGACGTTGATTTCATTTCGCTTACTCTGACTCGGTAAACTTCGACGAGCTTTTCTTGAGTTACTTCTTTTAATAGTATCTCAGCTCTTTCTAAGTGCAAAGACATTGCACCAATTTCGCTGATATCATTGTAATAGTAGACCTTCAGCATTTCTTTTAGGAATTTTGCTGCTGGTTACTGTTTCACGAAGCGCTTCGATCTTTTTTAAGAATCCTTTTTCTACTTTATATGTGGATTGGTATTCATGAAGAAGGTCATAAGCGTCCAAAACGCAAAGATTCTTTTTACTGCAATCGCTACGCATTTCATTCACGTACATTTTCAACGTATCAAGCTTTCTGTTGGCTGAGAGGAATTCTAGGATTAATTTCATGTTTTCAGGACGACGGTGATTTACTGACCAGGATGTGGCAACTTCTATGTAGTTATCTGGATTGATGAATTTTGCGAAGAGGACTGAGGCCGTGAAATTTGTTTCTGTTCCTTTCAATAGTACGTCTGAGACTGCGTTGCTTGAAAGACCTACTTTCTTTCCGAGCTCCTTGAGGGTATACTTGGCCGGTAGAGTATCTAATCCGTTATTGATTTCCTTAACCACTGCTTCAAACATAATTACGATCAACCCCTTGATTTATTTTCATCCGTTGAGTATATTATAAAACAAGACGTGTACTTTTGTAAACATTAAATTGTAAAATTAGGACAATTGGAGGTAAAAAATAATATGGCTATTTCATTTGAACCACTCCACCGCACGCTCCACGATAAGGGGATCACGTTAAACTCGATGCGCGACACGGTTTTAAACTCTCGCACTATTGCGAAAATTTACCGGAACGAGTCGGTACGTCTGCAAACAATCGATGACATTTGCGTTCACCTAAACGTTCCGATCGAGAAAGTGGTTGCGATATTAACAAAATAAACACATAAACTCTTGCGTTCACACTACGTTATTAGGTAACATGTACTAGCGAGGAGGTGGTCGGCCTGTTTACGGTCGGACGCTGCCGAATCCCGCTTCTGCTCAAAAAGCGCCGCATGTTACAACGCGAACTCGCGGAACTAACCGGATTAACATCACAGTACATAAGCGACAAGTGTAATAACCGAGGCACCATGCGCATCGATCACGCCATGACCATCGCGCATGTGCTCGGCTGTACTATTGAGGAGCTTTACGAGTGGAAGAGGTCGAGCACGCACAAAAACGGAAGGTAAAAGCGCCCCCAAGCGCCTTACTTTCCTAGTCGCAAGAACGTGAATTCACGTACCTTTGTCGACAA